CTGAAATTTTCGCAAAACGATATTTAAGAAGGACGACTGAAATGGTAGGAAGAAAAAGAGTGCCGATGGAAAAGCGTGTCATAGAAGGCACAGACCGCGCGAGCAAGCGCAAGCGGGCCGCAGGGACGCCCAAAGTGGCGATCGTAACGGTGGAGGAATGCCCCGGATTGCTTCCGGAAGCTCAGAAATACTGGCCATTCTTCCGTGAAATGTTCAAGAAGCTGCCCGTGGTGGCTGAGAGCGACTTGGCCAGCCTCCAACGGATGGTGGAAACGTACGCCGAGATCCGTGAGTACCAAGCCATCCTGAAGAAGGAGGGCAAGTTCTACGTGACCTACACCAAGCAAGAAGACATGATGCGCAAAGCGCACCCAGCGTTGAGCGCGTTGTCAGACGCAGACAAACGGTTCCGGGCCTACATGACGGACTTCGGTATGACACCCGCATCGCGGACACGAGTGAAAGGAGAAGACAGTGACCTCAACAAAGACCCGCTCAACGAGTTCGGCATCTAAGCGCAAGAAGGCCGCTCCGGTGGAGTTTGAGTACCCGCAGGACGACGCCACGCTTTACGCATTGGCCGTTGACAGCGGCGAAGAGATGGCAGGCCCGCACGTGCGCAACGCATGCGCCCGCCACTTGCGTGACTTGCGGGAAGGCCACGCTCGGGGGCTCGTGTGGAGCATGCCCAGCGTGGAACGGGTGTTGCGGTTCTTCCGTAACGTGCTCAAGCTGAACGGCGGTGACTTCGAAGGACAGCCCTTCAACCCCTTGCCGTGGCAGTGCTTTATCCTCGGCAACTTGTTCGGGTGGCACAAACTGGCCCCTGATGCCGACAAACTCCCGACCACGTTGCCCGATAGCGAGTCGCTGGCGGAGCTTTTCGAGGGTGGGCTCTACCGTAGGTTCCGGGTCGCGTACCAAGAGACGGGCAAGGGCTCCGGGAAGTCCCCGATGGCGGGTGGCGTTGGCCTGTACGGCATGATCGCAGACAACGAGCAACGGGCCGAGGTGTACGCAGCCGCGACCAAGAAAGATCAGGCGATGATCTTGTTCCGTGATGCCGTGGCGATGGTGGACCAGTCCCCAGCGTTGGCCACACGGGTGAAGAAGTCAGGCAAGTCGCCCAACGTGTGGAACCTTGCGTTTCACGCGACCAACAGTTTCTTCCGCCCTATCGCGGCTGACGATGGCCAGTCTGGCCCCCGCCCACACATCGCGCTCCTGGACGAGGTACATGAACACCGCACCGGGCACGTCGTGGAAATGTTGCGTGCGGGTTTCAAGTTCCGCAAGCAACCGCTGATGTTCATGATCACGAACAGCGGCGCGGACAAGACCAGCGTCTGTTACGACTATCACGAATACGGTGTGAAGGTTTGTTCGGGCGCGTTGGTTGACGACACGTTCTTTGCGTACATCGCAGCGCAGGACGAAGGTGAAGACCCCTTCCAGGCCGAGCACTACGGCTCGTGGAAGAAAAGCAACCCGAGCCTCGGCCACACGTTCAGCGAGCAGTATCTTCTTGACCAAGTCACGCAGGCCCGGGGCATGCCCAGCAAAGAGAGCACGGTGCGGCGGCTCAACTTCTGCCAGTGGACGCAGTCGTACACGCCATGGATCGCAAGCGAGATCTGGGATAGGAACAACGCTGCCCCCGTACCGCTGGCGCAGCTTTCCGGCGCAGTGTGTAGCGCGGGCCTGGACTTGTCCATGAAGAATGACTTGTCCGCACTGGTGTTGACGTTCGAGCACGAAGACGGGTCTGTTTCGGTGCATCCATTTTTCTGGGTTCCAGAAGAAGGCATTGTGCAGAAAGAAGAAAAGGACCGCGTCCCCTACACGACATGGGCACGCCACGGGTTCTTGACACTCGTGCCCGGTACGACCATCGACTACGGCTTTATCGCGCAGCAAGTGGCCGACGTTCTAGGTTCGTACGAGTTGGACGTGATCAACTTTGACCGCTGGCGAATCGAGGACTTCAAACGTGAGTTGGCCAAGATCGGCATGGAGTGGGCGGATGGCGAAGGCCCGCTGAAACCACACGGGCAGGGCTACAAAGACATGAACCCGGCTATCGAAGCGGCCGAAGATATCCTCACGAAGGGTAAGCTTCGCCACGGTGGACACCCTGTCTTGACATGGTGCGTGTCAAATGCCGTGGTAACGAAAGACCCGGCAGAATTGAGGAAATTCGACAAGGCGAAAGCCACGGGCCGCATTGACGGCGCGGTCGCACTGGCGATGGCGTTGCGTGGCATGCAAGGCAGTCCAGAGGACACCGCCTTGGACGAATTCTTAACCAATCCAATCATCCTGGGGTAATCCGTGCAGAAACCATCTATTCTTTTTCAAAACATCTTTCGGTTCATGGGGTTCGGCGGGAGTTCCCAGTATTCGGGCGAGCAGTTGCCCGGTCCAATGCGGAGCCCGTCAGACGTACCCGTAAACGTGACGGAAGACGTGGCCATGACACTGTCCGCAGTGTTCGGGGCAGTGCGGCTCATCGCTGAAACGGTTGCAGGGATGCCCCTGTACCCGTACACGCTGCGGAAGGGTAAGTGGGTGGAGGATACCACTGACGAGCTCTTCGCGTTGCTGCAAATGCGGCCAAACCCCCACATGACGCACATCGACTTCTGGGAAGCGGTGATTTTCAACTTGGTCTTGCGCGGCAACGGCTACGCCATGATCATCCGGAACTCGCTTGGTCAACCTATCGCGCTCTATCCGTTGGCCGCTGCGCAGGTGCGGCCGATTGTGCTGAAGGACGGGACGGGATGGTACTTGTTCACGCTGGATGGCGAGGAGACCATGTTCGCCGAGGAGGACATCCTGCACTTCCGCATCTTTGGCAATGGCCGGGTCGGCCTGAGCCCGATGCAGTACGGCGCGATGAGCATGGGTATCGCGGCCGCGAGCGACCAGTTCGCCGGGGCGTTCTTCAAGCGCGGCGGTAAACCGGGCGGCGTGTTGCGCATTGACCGCATCCTGACGCCCAAGCAACGGGAGGAAGTGCGGGCCAGCTTCAAGGAAGTGCATGAGGGCTCCGACAACGCGCACAAGCTCTTCGTCTTGGAAGCGGGCATGCAGTACCAACAAGTCCAACTCGCACCGGAAGACCTGCAAATGATCGAGACCCGCGCTTTCAGCGTCAAGGACGTTGCGCGGTTCTTTGGCGTGCCCGGGTTTTTGCTCAACGCAAGCGAGGGCTCCAGCAACTGGGGCACGGGCATTGAGCAGCAGATGCTCGGGTTCTACAACCTAACGATCCGGCCGTACACGGTGCGCATCGCGGCAACGCTGCGGGCCAAGCTGATCCCGCTGGAGCAGCAACGCCGACGGAAGGTGGCGTACGACTTTGACGAGTTGCTCGCCGTGGACATGCGGGCGAAGGCCGAGTACTACTCCAAACTCGTGGCGAACGGTATCATGACCCGAAATGAAGTCCGTGACCGCCTCCTCTTGGAGCCCCACGCAGACGAACGGGCTGACGCACTGACAGTCCAATCAGCGATGGTTCCCCTTGACAGGATGGGCATGGCCCCCGCCACCAACGAAGAAACGCAAACCGAAGGAACCCAAGATGCTTGAACGTAAGAACCTAACCCTGTCGCTCAGCGACGTGTGCATCAAAGCAAAGGGCGACGGCGGCTACGAATTTGAGGGCTATGCCAGCAAGTTCAACGGCGTTGACTCCTACGGTGACACCATCCTGCCCGGGGCGTACAAGAAAGCCCTGAAAGAACTGAAGTCCGCAGGCCGCTCGCCCAAGATGTTTTTCAATCACATGAGCTACGATCTGCCCGTGGGCAAGTGGCGCAAGCTGGAAGAGGACGACGAGGGTCTGTTCGTTGCGGGCGCGTTGACAAAGGGCATGTCCAAGGCGGAAGACTTACGCCTTGCGCTGGCCGATGAAACGCTGGACGGTTTGTCTGTCGGCATTGGCATGAAGAGCGATGACTACGAGTGGGTCGACGATCCCAAGTCCAGCATCACGCGCATCATCAAGAACGTTTCTGTCTTGCGGGAAATCTCACTGGTGTCGTTCCCCGCAGACGACAAGGGCCGCGTCGACATGGGTTCCATCAAGGCGGAACTCGATGATGTGGCAACATTGGCAGAACTGGAGCAGTTCCTGCGCGAGGCAGGTAGCTTCTCTAAGTCAGCGG